AATACTCTCTCATAAAACTTGTCTATTCTTCCAACTTGTGCAAACTCTTTGTAGCCAAGATCTGTCATCATTTTATAAAAGCGTTGATTATAGTTTTCATCTGCTGCTATTTCGATGTGCATGATTGGATTATTATTTTCTAATAGCTTTTTCATACCATTGATAACAGGAATGTTGTATCCCTCAACATCTATCTTTATGAAGTCAACATTCTCGAAGTTATAGTAATCTATTGGTTTGCAAGGAAATGGTGTAGACTCTACAACAAAGTTTTTACTATAAAGGTAATCGATTATTCCTTCATGTACAACCGCACAGCCGCCTGAGTTCTTTGTATTGATAAACATATCTACAGTACCTTCGTAATCAGCTACTGCATGTTCGTGTAATGTTATGTTGTCAAAATCTTCTGTATTCTTTTTAAAATATTTTCCATGCACTGGTTCAAACGCATGAACTTGTTCAAAATATTTTGCAAAGCGAATAGACGTAATGCCAATGTGACCACCAAGATCAAGACATGTTCTAAAGTTTTTAATCTTTGGCTTTGCTACTCCAAACTGTTCGTTATCCCAGTTCAAACCATCTCGAAACTTCCAAGACTGATCACCATCAGGAAAGGCTAACTTCATTTAATAATTCCTCTATATTCTCACCTTTTTGTGGCAATAAGTCTTTTAAAAAGAAATGCACAAAGTTACATTCTTCAATACGTGTGTTAGCAGTATACAACCCATTCCACTTCCAGTCAAGATGTTTTATTACCATTTTCTCTTCTCTTATCCAAGTATTGAGAAGAGTCTGATCTGTTGACCACTTCCATGCACCAAGCCCATCAATGAAAGGTTTAAATCTAGGTCTGCGCAAAAACTGTGCTGGAGTTTCTCCGTTGAGATATTTGAGCAAAGACTTGTTCAAAACCATAACACCCATGTTCATGAACTCAGCACCAAGCTGATTCCACTTCCAATCTACGGTTTTAATGTTTGAGTATTGCATACGAGAGTAGTTAGAGATTTTTGCTTTGTACTTCTCTGTGATTGGCATCTGTCTTTCTACTACAGCACCAAAGTCGTAATCAAGGCTAATATCAGAAAAAATAGAGTCAGTGACGTTAGGGCGTACATAGACATCAGCGTCAATAACAGCCACTTGATCATACGTTTTAAGATATGTGAAGGAATTTTCTTTCTCATAAATCGGAAGAAAACCGCCATACTTAGCATATGATTCTGTGCTCCTATTAGTTTGAAATACATCAGGTTTAATCATCAATATAGGATTGCGTTGCACATGATAGTCTGCGCCAATCCTTTTTGCATAATCTTTTACAGACTGTGTACAAGTGTCATATAACTTAGACCGCTTTCCTGTGTATACTTGATAAATCAATGTCTTCATAATCTTGTCCAATAAAGTTTCTATTAGGATTTTTGTGATCAATGGTATTTAGACCATCAATATTTACTTGTTCTATATAATAAAAATCATTCATCTCCTGCTGTCTACCCCAGTTTAATTGTTCGGCTAAATGTCCATCACTATTCTGAGTGATTGAGTTACTTACAGCATTAGCGATTAATCTATGCGATACTTGAGGTGTTATATAGTAGCCAGAACCAGGAGCCATGTGGGTTCCACCTTTACCCCAATCTCTATTCATAAAAGATAAAAACTTATAACCATCTTTTTTGAAATCTGGTAAAGGTTTTATTAGTTTTGAGTCATGCTCTAAAACAACTACAGGGGTGTTAGTATTTAAACATTTACACCAAAGTTCAAAATGACTATACCAAACAGCTTTTTCAGTTGATGTGAACTCTCTTTTTTTAGATCCGCTTTTTTTAGTTCCAAAATCTAACTTATTTTTATAAACCAAATCTTTAGGTGTAACAGCTTCAAAATAATTTACTTCATACTCTTTCCAAGATTCCATAACTTGTCTTTTATACATGGTAGATATTGGATGATCTGATATAGAAATCATGTATATTTTATAACGAGTTCTCTTCTTCATCTGGATTGGTGACTTTCATTCTTAATCTCAAATATTGTTTCACAGAAAATGGAATATTATCTTTTTTTAAAATGATATCTATTAATTCAGTAGCTTTTCTAGGAGATATGCAAACGCCTTTACCTAGTGCAAAAACACTCATTGGTCTTTGCTCATATATTTTAGGAAAATCTCTAGCAAATCTCCCAATACCAGGAAACACTACCATAAAATGTCTATTTAAGATTCTTGCTTTGCGAAGAATATTAATAAAAGTGTACCATTGACGGATTTCTAGTGTGCTTAAATATTGTGAAGATGCATTGATACTTTCAAACCCTAGTTCAGTATCACTATTATTAATAGTGTCCACAGACAACAAGTGTTGGGCAGAACAAGTGTATCCCCACACGTTAAACTCGTTTACAATAGTGTTTTTAGCTTCAACATCATCTATATCTTCTGGATCAAATATAACAAAGACTCTAGTGTCTTTTGATAAGTATAATGGATCTTCGATCATCTGTAATCTTCCAAGCTAAATTTTGTTCCGTACATTTTATAGTTTTCTCTACCATGATTAGTATACACTAAAACCTCTGGATCATCAATTAAAAAGTCGCAATCATTACAATAACTGGGCCAGTTTCCCATCTCATGGTCTTTTCTTAACTGATTGTATTTATCACCATACCAAATCTCTTCTATAGTATTTATACTAGCATGACCTAAAACAGCCTCTTCATCTCTACCTAAAACTTGACAACAAGGATGAATAGCCCCAGTGTTACCATTGATACCCCCAGCGCGGATAACAATATCAGGACTGAAGGGTCTTCCACAAGTTTTCTTTTTACCCAATCTACCATAGTCTGGATCATAAACTCCACTCCAGTTATGCATCTTCCATATTTCTGTTTTAACGTTAGCAGAAGTTACAATCTTTTTATACTCTTCAACTTCATAGTCAATGTTATTATTATTTAAAATAAGATGATATGTTGCCACAACACAATCAGACTTAGACTTCACAACGTATCGTTTCATCTCATGCAAGTTTGAAATAGTACGATAAAAGTTCTTAGAGTTCATCCATTTAGAATAAGTATCATAAGAATAACCAACAATAGAAAACCTAAAAAACCCAAGGCCAGCATCAACGCATTCCTCCATATAGTTGCCATTCATTCTATACCCATTAGAAAAGATTACTGATTGACAACCAGCATCTGTGACTACTTGAATATACTCTGGCAGATTTTTTACAATAGTTGCTTCACCAGATCCATCTAGATTTACAACATTTAGACCTTTATCTACAAGCTGATTTACATAACCCTTGAACTCATCCAAAGGCATCATACCAGTCCAGTCTTTTCCTCTAGCCCCTGTCCGACCTTCAGCGAATGTCTGAGGACACATCTGGCAAGTGTAGTTGCAACCACCATTGATCTCTATTACTGCACGATCTATTTCCATCTTACCATCCGTTTACAAATCTAAAAAATACTTTTTTCCAGTTCTCAGCTTTTTCTGTGGCTTGCTCTACCATATACTCAAACTTTTTTAAATCTTTGTCTATGTAAAATCCATCTTTAGTTACAACTGCTGCTGGTGTGTGCCAAGTTGATATTGAAGAAGTGCTTATGACTATATGTGGTTTAAAAAGATTTTTTGTAATATAGTGCCACATACCTTCATAGGATAAACAACATTCGCAAGTTCTTATATGATACATTGCTTCATGTATAGGTGTTCTATAATCTATTTCAATAACATTCCATCCAAAATCTTTTAATCTATCTATTAACCTTTGCCACTCCCAATCTAACAAAATATGTTTATCGTTAGTAACTTGTTGTCTAAGATTAGTTGTTGGTCTCCATAAACATATTTTTCTATTTATTGAAGTAGTATCTATAGTTGGATCAAATGCCCAATATCTATAAAGTTCAGAACGTGGTCTTCGTGTAATACCTTGATAGAACTGTTTATAAAGAGAATAATCTTTACTATCCAAAACAACTTTTATGTTAACAATGTCTGGCCACATATATCTTTTACGAACATATTCAAAGCGTTCATAAACTGTTTCTGGATCTTCATAATGATATCTGTAATCTTTTTCATGAAAGAAATGTAGTTCAAATGTAGTTGGTTTTTGATTAACAAAAGCTCTCATATGAGCAATGTTCATCCCATACATTGTATCACCGATACCAACAGTTGTTTTCCAACGTATGGTATCCAAACCATGATTATCTCTCCAGTCGGATATCTGAAGCTGCCATAGATCTTTCATAATAATTAATTATCTCTTTTGCTATCTGCGTAGCTTCTTTAAAGTTTTTACGAAATCGATTATTCTTATGACCATTATTTATGAAGTAGTTTAGGCTATCAATATCGCTGTCATAGTTAGGCAAGTCATAGGTTTTTCTATATGATACTAGCTTTTCATATTCGTATCGTTTATTTAAAACATCAAATATTGTCATGAAACTAGTCTCTTTATACTTTTTATATAAATATCTAGATTATCATATGGAGTTCCTTTTTGAAATTTACTAGGATTACCTTCCAGTTTAAATAGCCCCATGATACCAGGAGATTTTAAATCAGCCCTACAAATGCTACTATACTTAGTGTTTGTATAAAACCAATAAGTTGGTTCATATTGAAGATCCCAGAAACGATTATACATTTTAGTTGCTGTTCTTACATCGTGCTTTTCAATATTATCTGCAAGAATATATCTTGGTTTTATCCTCTGACAAGACTCGAAATCTCTATATGGTTCTTTTCCATCGTGCATACCGTCAACAAAAATTAAATCAATATCGGTATGTCTATTCTCGTTGCCCCAAATAGGTTCTTGATAGAATGTAAACTCAGGATAATATTTTTTAATCTGCCTAGCGTTTATCGCAGACACATCACCAGGATCATAGCTTACTAAAGACTCCAAGTTTTTAAATACATTCATCATCAGTAAAGATGCATGTCCAGCAAACATCCCAATCTCAATAACTTTTTTTGGATTTACGATTTCTTGTATTTCTAGCCAAGGGTTTACCATGTCTGGATTATTAAGATCAGTACCACCCCAACCATTTTTGGGGTATCTTAAAAAGTGATCATCAATGTTTAAAAGATTGTTCGCCATAATGTTTTATCATTTCTCTATCAACTGTAAAATCAAAGTTTGTAGCTATTATAGTTTTTCTTAAGTTACTTTTTATAGTAGGAGATCTATGTACTAAAAATGTCGGGAAAAAAATAATATCTCCTTCATTTACATTGAACTGTCCATAATTTAAAAACTCTGTTGCTTCAGACATTTCTGGAAGTTCAATATAATAAACACAAGCCCAGTGACCACCATGAGAATGCCACCCAAAATCAGAACTTTGCAAGTATTGTTGAAACCAATATGTTACATTACCTTTTTCAAGCTTTAGTCCATACATTTCACCTAACTCATAAGCGTATGGATATAAGATCTGGTCCATCCACGGACCATAAGTTCTTGGTGCTTTTGGTATATTAAAGTCGTAATAATATCCTTTACTATTAAGTTGGATATTATTATCTTCTATCATACTTTTAATAGAGTCAAGAAGCTTTGGTTTATAGTAATCGTGATCTTCTACTTTAAATATATGTACGTGATCAGGTAAACTATCCCTGTAGTTGCTGATTGTCGAGTTCGTCATAATCATACTCATCATCATACATCACTTCATTCAAAACTTGTTTGGTGTCTCCACCAAGAACTTCACGAATACGCAAGTCTTTATCCAAAGATTGATATTTGTGTTTACCACGTTTTTTATTGCGGGGATCGTATCTAGAATATTTTGCCATGTTCTCCTCTTAATATCCTAACATTTCTTTTGTCATAATATAATCTCGTACAAAGTCAGACCTTACAATGTCTTCCCAACCAAAGTTTATAATACTAAAGTTTTTAACTTGTTCTACTATTTGTAAAAACTTAAGCAGTCCACTCTTTTCATCTTCATATTTAAAATCACTTTGTTTGTAATCTCCACAGAATATTATTTTACTGTGCCTACCTACTCTAGTTATAACTGAATCTAACTCATGAAAGTTTAGGTTCTGCATCTCATCTACCACAATAATACTATTATCAAATGTTGCACCTCTAATAAAAGAAGTAGATTCAAACTGTATCTGATTTGCTGTAACCATTTTACCATAAGATCTCGTATCACCAAATAGCTCAGAACAAATATTTTTGTAAGGTGTAGTAAAAGCCTCTTCTTTTGCTTCCTTGTCTCCAGGTAAAAATCCCATTTCTCTAGTTGGGACCATAGAGCGAACTATAATCAACTTGTCCCATTCAGTTTCTTTATCAAGGACATCTTCAAGTGCAAGATAAAGTGCCATGAAAGTTTTACCAGTTCCTGCAGTTCCAGTTAGTACTAAGTTGTCTCCTTCATCCCATGCTTTGTAAGCGATTTCTTGGTTTTGTGTGAGCGGATCAAACTGAAGTAAATCATCCAATCTGACTGACATAGAGTTATTGACAGATTTTTGTCTTTTCATTATGTTTGTATCTTACTGTGTCTTCCAGCGTTCTTATGTGTTTTCTTTAAAAAATTATTCCATTCGGATCCAGCTTGTCTCCTTGCTACATCTCCAACTCCTGATACAAATTTTGCGGTAGATAGTTTCTGCTCCCATTGCCCTGTGGCAAGAAGCTCTTCTCTTTCGGCCAGCGTAAGAACCATGTCTCGTTCTTCGCCAGTTTCTATATTAATCATTGTATATGATGGCATTCTTTTCGAAGGGTTATTCCCTTCTAATCCTTTCTCCTATGAGACTGATTCCAACTTTGAAACAAGAAAGTCACGTTTACGTTTTAGTTTAGATAGTAGGTCTACATTATTTTTCATCTTAACCCTTTCTATATAGTTATTCAACTCTAATAAATCGTTTGCTAATCTCTCAAGTTGGATTTTACTCATACAATCTCCCGTTAGTTATCTAAGAATTAAATCTGGAAATGCCTCCTGTGTTAGCTTTTTAGTAACACCTTTGATAGGCATTTTTTTGTTAATCATACCAGCTAGAAGCTCTGCATCTCTTGGATGCACAGTTTCCAAAATATCTAAAAACATTTTTTCACGTTTAATAGTATTCATTCTTTCACCAGGCCCGCCTTTGACAAAGTTGGCAAGCTTTTTATTATGTTGTGACCATTCTGAAGGATGACTGTCAAATGGGGCGGGTTCATATGGCACTGGTCCTGTGGGCAGCAACCATTGAACTGCATCATCAAAAGTTCCTCTTAGGATATCTTTTAATGCCCAGTTGTTGTTTTCTTTTTGTAGGATTTTTACTTTGTCAGCACGTGTCTTTGCGGCTGCAACTTTATCTAACACTTCATGTGCTCTATACTTTACTGTGTTAACCATTCAAACGAAGTCCTCTATGTCTTCCAATAACATTCTACATTTTTTATCTACTAGGTAAGGAAACACTTTACCTCTATTTTTCCATTTATCTTGGCTCTCAAAGCTATTTAGTATTTTAGTTTTTACTGAACTTGGAGTTTCTGATAAATCTATAAGTTTTTTATTTCTACAATAGTTTCTGTAAACTTCTTCGCCCATACATTTTACATCTTCTATAAGACTATCTATAGCTTTTTGTCTTAAAGGTGTTTGACGAATACCATCAACAAAGCTATTATCACCACTAAGAACATTAGGCACCCCATCAGAGGT